CACCTGAGCAAACCGACACGATCAACGACGCCGAGGGCCATCGTATCCTTAGTGAGAGCAGCATCAATATTGCGCACCATCACCCACTTTCCAGCCCAGACAGGCTTCATCTGACAAAACTCCAACCTCTCAAACACATCCACCGGTTCTTCCACCTTCATCTCAAACCCGCGGTCTTCAAACCATAGGGGTAGGCCTTCCATAAATCTGTCGTAGTCGGCACGTTCCATGAAGACAACACAATCATCGCCATTATTGATCAACCTTGCCCGCACGCCAACGCTCTCACACCAAGCGAGTACCAGCATGCTCATGATCAAACAATTACCCAAAGCGGTGTTCATGTCTCCACTCATCCGTGTTCCGTCAACCTCAAATTCGAATTTCTGTCCATCCATCTTGACCACAAACTTGTTTTCCAATTGCATGTGCAGGAGCTTGCGCAAATACCTGTTCTCATTGAAAATAGACAAGTACACGCCATGCTCCCACACCAACGCTTCCCTACTAACATGTTGGTCAAACCTAGAGGCATCCAATCCAACACCGACAGGATCATCAAAATCCAGCCACTTCTGTCTCATTGCCCATGCAACCTGCTCGACAGTCATCCCCTTGGCCACCGTATCCTCGCGATGCTCCACATCTCCCCAGGCCCTACCAATTGCCCGGTACACTTCTTCCTCAATAGCCCTAGTAAACCTGCCCAATTCCACATTATAAACCTTATGCCTAGGACTTATCAACCTGCAGGCCTTGGTGACATCCACCTTCTCGTTCTTAACGAAGGGAAATATCCAAGAATGGCATCGCTGTACTCCCTTGAGCCTTGCGCTGTCGAGGGCCTTCCGGTATGCGGCCATATTGTGTCGTGGACACTGAGCCAAAAAAGCCTCAGCAGTCAACCGTTTGACACCTTTAGACCTAACCATATCCGCCACTCTCTTACCATATTGCCACATCGAATCCCAAATCCTTGGCACGGGTTTAGGGCACAATCGAAATCCCCCATTAATTTTGTCCTCAACCGTGAACACCCTCCTCTCCACCGCCTGCTGTAAATTGGCAAGATTATGGTTGTATGAACCCAATCTCTTGCAAGCAAATTGCGGAAAAGAAATGTTGCATCTATCACGGGAAGGCAAGGCTCCCACACACTCACTCACAACAGCGTCGCGAAACCCCAAAAATTCTGGTACTGTAACTGCTGGAGTGAGCACGGGGCACCCCTAATAAGCCAACGGCACACTTCTCGCCGCCGGCTCACGGATGT